GGTCGGCGACTTGATCGAGGTCGGAGCCACCACGTCCAGCGCCGTGCCCGGAAGCGTCTGAGCCCGGCCGGTGACGGTCGAGAAGACGTAGCCCGCGGTGCCGTTGAACTTGTCAGCGATCTTCTGGATCGTGTTGTAGCCCGCGAAGGGGGCGTTGACCGACGTGCCGCTGATCGTCACCGTCCGGGCCAGCAGGAGCTCGCCGAGCGCCAGATAGTCGATCCGCTTCCACAGCGCGGTGCCGACCACCGGGGTCGTGCCGGCCAGCACCACCGTCTCGGTCTGGACCGCCCCGGTCGAGCTCAGGCCGTAGGCCGTCACCCGGCTGGTGCAGGCCGCATCGGCGACGTAGGTGATGGCCGTCCCCGCCACGGCATGATCGGTCGTCTGCTCCAGGCCCTTGGTCGTCGCCACCGAGGTCAAGGTGGTGATGGTGGTCCCGGCGCCGTCGTTCCGCAGCGTGATCGTGCCCGCCGGCGTGCCCGAGTAGATCCGGGCGCCGTGAAAGCTGTTCCACGTCCCCGCCGTGTCCACCGCGACCGTGCCGGTCAGGGTCACGAGCTGGCGCTGGGTCGCGTTGGTGGCGTCGGTGCCGATCACCTCGACCACCACGGCCACGTCCAGAGCGCTGTCGCTCACCAGCTCGATCTTCTGGCCAGCCGTCACCTGGTTGGTTACGTCCGCCGCCAGGCCCGTCGAGGCCCGCGTGAAGGCGGTCAGGATGGCCGAGGCGGTCACCTGCGCGGTGATCGCGGTGAAGCCCTTGGCGGGGGTGCCGCTCAGGTACTTCAGGTTGAACATCACGTCGCCGCCGGCGTCATCGATCACCTCTTCGACCGTCTCGAAGTCGATGGTGATCATCTTGCCCTTGTTGGTGCCGGTGCCGATCTCCACCTTGATCTGGTTGGTGAAGTAGCCGTAGTCGGCCGCGGTCAGCACCAGCGCGGCGCCGTCGCTGTTGTTGAAGGTGCCCGCGGCTGCCGCTGCCGGGTTGACTTTGATGAAGTAGATCGCCTGAGCTCCGCTCGGGATGTCCGGGTCGGTCGACGGTCCGAACACCAGCGGGGCCGCCTCGCGCAGGTCGCCGCTCTTGAAGAACTTGAACGGCTGCTGCGGACGGGTGGCGATCTGAAGGTTGCCCTTCACATCGCTCTCGTCGACGGCCGAGTAGGGCTTGCCGCCGATGCTCTTTCCGACCAGCGCGACCAGTCCCGAGGCGCCGAGGCCCACGGCCTCCAGACCAGAAGCGTCCACCTCGGTATAGGCGCCCGGAACGGAGATGAGCCGACCATTGAAGAAAATCGTCGTTGCGCTCATTTGACTCTCCTATTTCACAGGTCGCTGCCAGAAAGCATCCCACCTGGGCTGCCACTGAGCGATGGTTTGCCGGGCCTCTCGGCCGAGCTGTTGCGTTTGCTCCAAGAGGAAGCCCGCGGACCGCTCCCACCTGTACCCTCGAGCACGAATGAACTGCCGCGCCGTGAGAGCCAGCTCCCCCGATGGCACCTGGACCGGGGCCGGAAGCTCCGGTTCCGCAGAGGTCAGCATGTCGGGGTCGGTCTGAGGAACGATCAGCGGAGCAGTCTCATCTGGTTTCGATTTCTTCACCATGACTCACTCCGTTCCGTAGGTCGTGATACCCGCCGTCTCGCCTTCCTCGGCGAGGCCCGTGGTTTGATCGGCCTGGAAGATGCCGGTCACCTTCTGCGCGAAGCCCTGCGTGATGGCCTGCTCCCAGCTCTCATCGCCCTCGCATGTGACTGTCAGCAAGCGCGTGAAAATGTCGTCGGGCAGATAGCGCGGGTCGGGGGCCATGTCGCGGCCCGAGAAGGTCAGATCCTCCACATCGCGCTTCTCGAGCTCGGCGTGAGCACTCATGATGATCTGCTTGACCAGGTGGTAGTACCAGACGCACACGTCCGGATGCTGGGCATGGATCATCAGGTTGTAGGTGTAACGCAACCGCCGAACGTGGGGGTCGACCACTTCTCCGCTCTCCGGGTCGAGGTAGAACTCGCCCTCGGAGTCGAGCATGGGAGCGTCTCTCCCCAAGTAGTCCGTGGCGATGTCCTCGCCGCCGAGGCTGAGCGCGACGCACGGAAACGGCCCGCCGGTGCGAGCGTAGCCGTGGACCAGGGTGGGAGCTTTCGGGGGCACGGGCGGGTCTGCCAGGGGTTGCCCCTCGAAGAAAATGCGGGCGTTCTCCGCCTCGCTCTCGTCGATGAGCTGCTCAGCGACCAGCCAGCGCGAGAAGCGGCGCGCATCCTCCTTGAACCAGTCGATGCCGGCCTTGATCACCTCGAACAAGGTGCGTTCGATCATCATCGGATGAGCCCCCACGGTGTCGCGCTACCCGGCCCACCACCACCCGCCGGAGCTCCCCCACTCGCACCGGCAGGGGGCGTTCCGCCACCGCTACCGCCGCCGGTAGGCTGAGCTCCTGAGTAGCCCGGGCCCAGCGCCGCCTTGACCACCTGGTCGATGGCTGCCGGCAGGATCCGGGCGATGTACTCCCCCACCCGGTCGGCCAGATGGTGCGCGGTGATGCCGGGGTGGATCCATCCGCTGCTGTTGTTGGAGCTGATGGTCCGCCACGTCATGTACTGGGTTTGGGTCGCCTTGGCGTAGGTGTGCTGCTCGCGGACCATGCCGGCGTAGATGTCCGTCTTGTGACCGGCGCGCATCCTGGGATCGGGGTGCGACGGATTGGGCCCGCGGAGCAACGGAGCCATGCCCGTCGGCATCCTCTCGCCCCACCGGGTCTTCATGCCCGGTCCCGCCTTGGTCGGCGGGAGCCTCCGCGCCAGGTCGTAGATGCTCTTGCCGAGCGCCTGAGCCTCCCCCAGCCCCATAACGCCGCCCACCCTCCGGCTGGCGCCCTGGACCGGGCCGTAGGAGCTCCCCATCGGCGTCCCGGCGAGCCCCGCCGAGGTCGGCGTGCCGTGGCGAAACGGCACCCTCGCGTAGAAGCCGCCGCCCTTGGCCTTGCGGCGGATCTTGCTCTTGGGGCCGAGGAGCGTCTCGCGCATGTCGAATGCGGAAAGCCCTGTCTCGACGGCGTTGGCGAACCATCCGACCAGGGCGATGATGCGAACGTGCGGCTCAGATTCCACACGCTGGATTCCGCGCAGGTACTCCGCCTTGCTGGTGTGGAGCTCCTGGCGCGCGAGGCGGATCCATTCGTTCCGCGCTCCCGCGGCCACGATGTCCAGAATCCGCTCGGTCATCTCGGGCGAGAGCACCGCCCGTAGAGCCTGCGGAACGCGGTCATCTACGCTAACTGACAGCAGATCCGCCATTCCGCATGCTTTCCGCAAGAAGTTTCCGCATCCTATCACGCCCGCGAATCAGGGTTCCACAAGGAAGTCTAGTTTGAGCATCGCCTGCACGGGCAGACGTTGGAACTCATCCGCTTTGGAAGTCGTTTTGAAGGCCACCAGGGTATCCCGGATGGAATGGACGTGTTCCATCACGATCCACACCGGATGGATGAGACAGGCCAGGCTCAGCCGAGAGCCCGCCGCTGGGGGCCCGGCGCCGTCGGCCAGCCACTCGAGCTCGCCGTCAGCGGTGATCGCCACGTCCCGCCCATCCCGGTACTCCTGGGTCAGGCTGCGGAAGTAGATGAGCTCGACGCAGGGGTAGCGAAGCCCCGCCTTGCTCAGCGCCCCCATGATCTTGATCAGCGGCCCCCCGTCGCAGTTGATCACCTGATTCCACAGCATCACGCTGTCCCGCTCGACGAGCCGGTCGCGGTAGCCGAGGCGGTTCTGCCACTGGACGGTGGCGCGCGTCGTGCCGAATACCCACTCACCGAACTTCTCGAACACCTGCACGTCCGCGGTGAGCGAGCTCTTGATCGCCAGGATCCCCACCGCGGAGTTGTCCGCGTTCACCTCGACCGCGTTGCCGTAGGCGTCGACCACCGCCCCGTCTTTCACCGCCAGGTCGGGCATGTAGTAGAAGTAGCCCCGCCCCCGACAGAGAGCGCAGTTGGGATCGGCCTGCTCGGTCTGATCGTTGTTCTGGCAAGGGCAGATCGCGGCTCGGCTCCACCACATCCGATAGCTCTTGGTCGTGAGGAGCTGATCGAACTCGTGGGGCTTGAAGTCCGCCCGGGGCTTGACCTTGCCCCCGGGGAGGCCGGTCACGATCTTGGGGATGAGGTCGCGCTGGCTCATCAGAGCGCCGCCAATCTGATGCCCTTGTAGTACCGCTTCACCGTCGGGAGCATGCGCGTGATCTCCTTCCAGTATTGAATGAGCCGCGCACCGTAGCCGGCGTTGGTCGCCGAGGCCGTGGTGCCGATGCTCTGACTCAGCCCGTCGATGCTGATGCTCTTGCTGGCGATGCCCGCCCCCGCGATCAGGTCACCGGCGATGTTGAGCGGACCGAAGCTGGCCATTTTGCCGATCAGGTCGCGGAGCTCCATCGGCACCTCGCCCTCGGGAAAGCCCGCGGTGAAGTCGACCGAGAGGATGTTAGGCACGAAGTCTCGACCACTCGCCACCAGGGGCAGGAAGCTGCCCCCCGCGGTCAAGAGCACCTGGCTGAGCGAGCCGCTGGTCGGGACGATGTTGACCTGGCCCGCGTCCTTGCGCACCTGGATCCAGTCTTTCGGAAAGTCGATCACCGTGTCCGAGCTCGGCCACTTCACCTTGACCGCCTCGACCGAGATCACCGGCGACTCGCGCAACCGGATGATGGTCCAGTTGAGGTAATCGTTGCGGTAGTAGTCATAGCGCTCGTCGACGAACACGGTGGGGCGGATCCGGATGTCGAGCTCCCGCTCCATCCAGGCGATGGCCTGCTTGATCCCCCACTCGAACACGATGTCCGGATACGGGGTGCCGACATCGTTGGTCAGGTCGACGCCGAACAGATAGAGGTCTTTGAGCTCGGGCACGGTCATGATGTTGGCCGTGCTGGGATCGTCGCCGAGCCGCGGATCGGAGAGGTTGCTCTCGAGGCCGGTGTCGGTCTTGTAGTAGCTGGTCTTGTACCAGTAGGTGATGGCCCCCGCGTTGTCGTCGAACTCGTAGAGGCTCTTGCCCTGAGCGAGCGCGATGCGCGTGGTGGGGAGCGTGATCTCCGAGTAGGTGCCGCTGATCCCCGTGGTCGAGCGGTAGACCTTGATCTGGTTGAACTGCTGGAGCACGTTGTCCAGCTCGTCGACCTGGATCTTCAGTTTGATGATCGTGCTCATGCTCAGTCGCCTTCCCCGTCAGTGACCTTGGGCTTGAGCTCGCGCCCAGCCTTTGGCTGTGCTGGCTTCTCACGCTGGTCGCTGCTCACCACTGTGGGCCGGAGCTCTCCGGCTTGGGCCCGCGGTGTTTTCCCGCCTCGCTTGGCGGTCGTTTTCGGCCTGATCTCCTCTCCGACCAAACGCGGGCCGGCTTGCCCTTCCGGCGTGCGAGCGCCGGTGAGCTGCGGCTTCAGCTCCTTTGCCGCGGTCTGGGGCACCGGCGCCGTGTCGCCGATCTGCACCTGGGGTCGGAGCTCCTTGGCCGTGGTCCGCGATTCCAGGTCGGCTCGCCCCGCCATAAGCGAAGGATGGAGCTCGAGAGCTCGCGCCAGGCGCGGGCGTAGCCGCGCCGGCATCGCCGGTGCGCCGTAGGCGGTCCCTCCCCAGCCCCCGATGGTCACCAGGCCGCCCTGCGAGCCCCAGCCTGACGTGGTGATGCTCAT